CGAAATCAGGTAATGGTTTTAATTTATTCTTAATTAAAATGGCATTTAATCCCAACTTATCCATTCCATTAAGAGTAAATAATCCATGCGTCCCAACATTGATATATGAACATTTTTTAGTTATATAATATTGACAAATGGTGCTCGCCGGAATTTCGATATGAACTTCATTATCTCCACCAAATTTTTTTATATCTTGATCGTATGCTTTTCGTTTATTAGAAGCTAATGCTGGTGGAATGTATATCTTTTTACCTGAAGCATCATTTTGTAGATGAGGGATTTTCCCTCTCCATTTAGAACCAGCAGATCCACCAATGTTCATAACCCTAAGTAAATTTTTAGACTCAGCCATATCGTGAATGAATTCTTTTTCTATTTCATCCCTATACGCACCATAATCCCATTTACCATCATGATATTTCATAACGAGAGAACCAGCAGCAGTTGGTTGATTTTTTAATTCAACTCCAGAAGTGTCTCTGCCTCTCTTTATAGTTAAATCTGGTTTATCGTGAGAAGCTCCAGCAACTCCTCCTGTAGAAATTTTGTATTTCTGCAACGCATTATATGCGTTTTTTTCATAATCAAATCCTTCTTGGGTCATCTCAATCTCCGTATCTTGTTATTGTTCCGTTTTCATGAATGAAGAACGCTTCAAACTTCACATTCGGGAACTTGTTTTTAAGATTAAGAAAAGCCTTGAGATTACTGACAGCATCATCAAACATTCGAACTATCGAATAATTTGTTTTGCTCAGATAATCTGCAGTGATTTTCGCTTTTGCTTCTGGTCCAGGAATTCCCAGATTACCAGCGCGATGAACATGAACACGATTTATATCGAATCCATATTTTTTAAATGTATTGAGAAATAAATTCTTATCATCTAAATCCTCACGAGCTGTGATAATTATTATTTTCTTTTGTGCGAAAGATTTAAATCTAGCCAGCATCTTTTTTGCAGTCTTAAACACTGTATCAACTGGCTTGGCTGTTTTAGCGAAAACAGCTGACGATCTAAATTCCCCGAAATCGAATTCTTCTCCAGATTTCAATTTATATACATTGAATTCTGCTGCGTTCAATGAATGAACTCGTTTTCCATTTTTAATAACATGAACTTTGGTCTTCGTTTTGAATAGTGTGTCATCGATGTCGAAAATAGACAAACTGGATATTGGCGATTCTTCTGTAATGTATCGTTTAAATGTAAGCATGATCCGATATTTATATGATATTATATCATAAATTTGGCTGATTGTCAATACATTTTAAGCCATTGATATTAAATGAAAAAACCCCGCTGATGCGGGGTTCAGTATTAGATATCGTTTCGTTTATGTATGAATTTATAATAATTTGTTTCTTTTGCCCATTCTCGAATGAGTTCGTTTTGTAGTTTATATGCTTCCTTTTCCCAGGGCAGATTTTCGTAGTCCGTTTTTATGATATCTATTTTCTTACGTTTCCATCTTGTTATATTTTCTTGTTTCTGATAATCGTATAATTCGCCTTTTGAGAATTGTTTTAGATGTACTAATTCGTGAAATATTGTTTTAAATTGTTGAAATCTAGTTATTTCTTGACCGTGATCTATTCTAATTTTAAATAATCTTGGCGGAAAATTATCATCATCCAATTCACAATCTCCATAAACGAATTCTTTTACATTTAAATTTTTAATAAAAAATACATCGACTGTTGTAACATCTGCTAATCGTTTTCCTAAAAGTTTACCTAAGCACCATCTTATTGCGCTACGATATGCTCGTAAAGTCCCCTTTGGAGCGCCTCGTATCGAGATTGTCGCAGAATTATTTATATATCCTGTCATACACCACCTCTTTATCACTATTTATATTTTCAATATCATCATAACCCTCATGCTCTTTGAATATTTCTTTTTTTAATTCTTCTCGCCAAAAATTTTTTTTCCTTTTTACGAACCCCTTTTTGCTATGATGATCATCCCAGTCCGAACGTTCTTTACGCCATGTTTTTCCCATATTACACCTTAAATCCTGAAAAGTCCTTTCTTCCTAGTTTCTTAGTAGCCCAACGCATGGAATCTTCTTCTTTGGCACGCGCACCAAACTTCGTTTTATCAAAAGCAGGTCTATCATCTTCGACTATCAGATCCTGAGCAGATTGCTCAATATCATACAGTCTAAATTTTGGACGATCAATACCGACAACGAATTTTCTTAATATAGCCAAATCACTGTAGCGGTTTTTGAGTTGTTTAATCATTATTTGATTAAGATTTTGCAGTTCTTCAGATGAGACTAACGCAATCATAAAGTCTGCTGTCGCTGGGAGACCAAATGATTCTGAAGTATCTTCAAGTCCTGGATCTGAAGATGAATACCCTGATCGAGTTGTTTGAGTTGCACTAACAATGGGCAAATTAAATTCCACTGCGAGACCACGGAGTTCTTCTGCGATAGACTTGACATATGTGTAACTATTTATATTTGATCCTGGCTTTATACGACATGACATACAGATATTCAGATAGTCGATATAAATGATATCTGGACGGAAAGATCTTTTAAGAAACAGTTCGTTTAACAAGTGACGGAAATGACCAACGTGCGCCCCAGCTGTAGGATATTCCTTTATAATTAATTTCCCAATAGTCTTTTCTCTCACTTTAGAAACTTTCTTTTCATACAGATCTTTAGGAAGAACTTCCAAATCCTCTGTAGAGACATTCAAAAGATTAGCATCAATCCGTTCTGCAATCTTTTCTTCGGCCATCTCCATTGTAAGATATAGCACATTTTTACCAAGCATCAAATTAGCTGCAGCAAAATGACACATAGCCAAAGTTTTACCAATGCCTGTTCCTGCGAGAATTATATTCAAAGACTTATTAGAAAAACCACCACGAGTAATCTTGTTCATCATGTCAAGATCGAATGGAAGTTTTTCTTCAACTCTATGATAGAAATCATAACGTTCTTGGAAGTCATCCAGAAAGTCGTGACCGATATGATTGTCGAAAGAAACTGCTAACGCATCAGTCAATATCTTTGGAATATTACCCTTATCTTGTTGTTTGTCTTTACCATCAAGAATATGAATACTGTCCATGATTGCATTATAAACAGCTTTCTCTTGACAAAATCTTTCTGTTGTATCTATCAACCATTCTTTATCTACTTTTTCATCAAGAATCAACTCATTAATGGTAGATACTGTAGATTTATGTTCTTCTTCACCAAGCCCCTTTTGATTTTCTATTTCAATCAATAGAGCCTCTCTTGAAGGTAGGGAATTGTACTTCCCCATGAAAGAATCAATCTGTTTGAAGATGATTCTTTCACTAGCTTCGGTGAAGTATCGTTCTTTTAAAAAAGGTAAAACTTTTCTCGCATATTCGTCTTCATTTAGAAGATGTTTGAGAATCTTCGTTTCTATCCGCATTATCAACTATCTCTGAAATAATTTTATAAACGATTGATGCAACTGTATCCAAGAATTCACTATTATTTTCTACTTCCTCATATTCACATTTTTCAAGAACAGTATAATCAAACTTTAAAACTCCACCACCATCAGGATGATCCTCATCAATTTTTATGTGATTAATTACAAATAATATTCCTTGGAAGGGACCATCTTTGATCCTAAATGCTGTTTGCTTAGAATCAAGGGGGGATTCTTCTACATTAATTTTCGGCGAATTCTTTTGTGGAAGTGGTCTCATGTTCATCGTCACCTTGTCCATATTTAAATTCTTTCACTGCTGCTTCTTCAAGTTTATCCATAATTTCTTTTGTGAAATATTTTTCTGGCTCTTCGTTGATGAACTTACCAAAGACTTTAGATCCATCAGGCAACTCGTAACGAGTGCTGACCTTTTTGATGATGTTATATTTTTCAGCAAGATCAAGTAATCCATAATAACGATCAAGTCCTTTATCATAAGTCAATCGAACATCAACCATTTTATTTTCTTTGCTGAAGCGTGACTTATGTAAACGACAATGAATGATATTTCCAATAACCTCTGTTCCATCTTTTTCTTTCTTCTTCGAAAGATACACGATCTGAGAAGCAGCATATTTTAATCCACCTCCACCACCCATTTCTTTGGTGGGAACGTACGCACCGATTACATCATAAACGTGATTGGTCACTAGCAGAGGAACGTTGACTTTTGCTAGTTTCAAAGAAAGAACTCGAAAAACAGCTTTGATCAACATCGGTTTCGTCATATCCTTCGTTTCTTTGCCCTCAGTGGTATCCTCAACTTCTTTAGTGCTCGAAAGCATACCGAGTGAGTCCAGAACGAACATCATTGGTGGACGCTCATCTATTTCTATCTTAGCATAGTTATCCAGCACTTTAATCGCATGAGTTCTGAGACTTTGAATTTTATCTGGCTCAACGATGATAACTCGTTTGGTGTCGATGC